TAGCTGATAATGCTGAAAACTCTAACGTCTATCGTTGGAACCCAGATACATCAGAATTTATATTGATGTAGATTTATTTATATTATATAAGAAAGATATATACAGATACTAAAGTATGAAATTTTGTTCAAAATATGATTATTGGTACTTTGAAAGTGCCTTATCAAAAAAATTTTGTGAAGAATTAATTTTATATGGTAACCAAAAAATCAAAAGTATTGGTACAGTTGGAGATATTCCTCCTGTAAAAAATAAACATGAGTTATCTAAAAAAGATAAAAAAGCATTAAAAACTATTAGAAAGTCAGATGTAACTTTTTTAAATGATTTTTTTATCTACAACGCTATTTGTCCATTTATACAAGAAGCTAATAAAAATGCTGGATGGAACTACGAATGGAGTTTTTCAGAAGACGCTCAATTTACAACTTACAATAAAGGATATTTTTATGAATGGCACACTGATGGAAGTCATCAACCATACAAAAGTCCTAATCAAAATTATGATGGTAAGATAAGAAAGCTTTCAGTTACAGTTTCTTTATCCGACCCTAAAGACTATGAGGGTGGCCATTTAGAATTTGATTTAAGTAATCCCAAACAAGGAAATAAAAGACCCGGTAAACTTATTACTGAAATAAGACCACAAGGGTCAATAGTTGTATTTCCTTCCTATGTATGGCATAGAGTTACACCAGTTACAAAAGGGACAAGATATAGTTTAGTTATATGGAGTATAGGAAAGCCATGGCGATAAATTTTAAAAAAGACAAATATTGCGTGGTTAAAAATATTGTATCAAAAGAAATAGCTGATCTTTGTTATGAGTATTTAATATTAAAACGAAAAGCTGCTAAAACTTTATTAGATGTAAAATATTTTACACCCTTTGAAAAAATATATGGAACTTGGAAAGATGATCAAGTTCCTAATACTTTTTCTATATACGGAGATGTTTTAATGGAGACTTTATTAAATAGATTACTTAAAGCTACAGAAAAAGCTACCAAACTAAAATTAACTCCTAACTATTCTTATTCTAGAATTTATAAAAAAGGAGATATTCTTCATAGACATAAAGACAGATTTAGTTGTGAAATATCTACCACACTCTTTATAGGTGGAGATTTATGGCCTATATATATTAATCCAGATCCAAAACAAGGCAGCGAAAGAAAAGAAGGAGACAAATTATATTATGATCCTTCAAAACAAAAAGGTAAAAGAGTTAATTTAAAACCTGGAGATATGTTAGTTTATAGAGGAATAGATCTAGAACATTACAGAGATTCCTTTGAGGGAGAAAATTGTGCTCAAGTATTTTTTCATTACAACAACATGGAAACAAAAGGTTCTCAATTAAATATATATGATGGTAGACCTCATCTAGGAATACCTGCAGATATAAAAATTAAAAGATGAAGATAGCTGTTATTGGAACTGGAACCGTTGGAGTAATGTCTGTTTGTCATTTATTACATTATTCAGCAGGTTTAAATTTACAAGTAGATTGTATATCTGATTTAGAAAAAGATACTTTAAAAATAGGTGAAAGCACTCATATTCAAGTTCCAGATGTTTTATTTAAAGCCGCTAATTTTAATGGATTTGAAAATTCAAATGAATTAGATATTACAATTAAATATGGAGTTAAATATAAAAATTGGAGAAAAAAAGATTTCATAAATCCAATAGTCCCACCCACGTATGGATTTCATTTTAATAATTTTAAATTAAAAGATGTTATATTTAAAAGATTAAAAATATATAAAAAAAATTATTTTAAAGAAATAAAAGGAAGTGTTTCATCCATTAAACAAAATAATAGAGAAGTTATTTTAATGGTTAATAAAAAAAAACTAAAATATGATTATGTTATAGATTGTTCTGATAATCTTAAAAATTACTCTGACTATACCATACCTAATTTTTTACCTGTAAATCATGCATTAGTTCACTCTGAAAAACCTAATGATTGCAATTTTACATATCATCAAGCAACTAAAAATGGCTGGATGTTTAATGTGCCTTTAAAAACAAAACAAACTTGGGGTTATTTATTTAATAATAATCTTACAAAAGTAAAAGATGTTGAAGAAGATATTTCAAAAATATTTGATACAAAAAAATTAAATTTAAAAGAGTTTAAATTTAAACCTTATAGAGCAAATAATATTTTAAATAGTAGAGTGATTAAAAATGGTAATAAAGCTTTTTTCTATGAACCCATGGAGTCTTTGTCTACTGTTATTTATGATAATATAAATAGAATGTTTTTTGATTATATACTCGGTAGAATGAAAGAGGACGAAATTAATAATGAGTTTAATACTATGGCTAAACAATATGAAAATTTTATATGTTTTGTTTACCATGGAGGCTCTTTATTTAAAACTCCTTTTTGGAAAGATACAATCGCAAAAACAAGTGCACACTTGAAAAATAATAATTTTTGGGATAGAACTCTTGAGTACATTAATGATTCTACAACAGTTGATACATATCTTGGCAATAAAACAGAATCGTTTCCTTTTATTCCAAGAAGCTACAGAATAATACAGAAAGGGTTAAATTATGAATATTTCAGATAAAGAACAACTAGGTAAACTTAAATTTAAATATGAAAAACTACAGAGAGAGTGTGAAGATTTACAAGACAGTTTAACAAAACAAAAAATAATTAATAAATCAGAACTAGCTCTTAACCATGATTTAAAACAAATAATTGAGACTATGAAATTACAGTCAAACAGTCTTCTTGAAGTAATAGATCATTATTCTAAAAGAATAATTAAATATAGAAATCATATAGATATATTAATAAATAAAAATGATTAAAGTTTTTGATAACTTTTTATCAAAAGAACATTTTAAAATATTAAGCCAAGAGATAACATCAATAAAATTTCCTTGGTATTATCAAGAGGGTAAAGTAAATCCTAATGATAAACTTCCATCTCTGACACATTCTTTTTTTGAAGACAGCATGGTTCATAGTAATTGGTTTAACTTTATTGTTCCTATTTTACAAAAATGTGATGTTAAAGCTTTACGAAGAATTAAAGGAAATTTTGATTATAAAAATTACAAATCTTTTAAAACTACTTTACACACAGATTTTGAAAAAGGTTTAGATAATTGTATGACAGGTATATTTTATATAAACACAAATAATGGTGGGACGTATTTTAAAAGTGAAAAGTTTGTTGAAAGCGTAGCTAATAGATTTGTAATGTTTCCTGCAAACACGGAGCATGGAACACAAACACATACTGATGCAAATTTTAGGATTGTATTAAATTTTGTTTGGTATTAGAAAAAGTAGTATTAAAAGATATTATTGTTTTTACTTTATTAGAAGTATTTT